AGGATAAATACCCGTGTATTACACGGCTCCCCTTTCGTTCCGGATCCACTTAAATCTCGCTCTGTGTGTAAGTTCTCTCCATACGGCATCTACGCCAATGGAATTAACATGCACACCCTTAGGTATTTGCCAAGGTGAGCTTGATTCAAACAGATGCGGCACGAACCACCCTACTTTCATGTTTGAGGCGTAAGGAACCTCGACATCGGAAGTCCATCGTTTTAGGAGGTTAGCGAGCAGTCTTGCATCGCCAGCCACGCATCCCGGCCGTTTAGTCCGGGCTAACATCATCCCTTTGTACTCTACTCGATGAAGATCCTTGGACCAGCGAGTTGCTGGACACGAATCTTCCTCGTGAATCCCGACGCCGTAAGGTAAATTCCAGGGAATCCTGGGAACCTTCCTTAGCAGTGGGAGTGAGCGAAGGTATTTCGATGTCTCGTAGTATCCAGCGGCCGAAAAGGCGCGCACATACTCCGAGTAGGAAACGACAACCTCGGATGAGGCTTTTTGATCCTGGCATGGTTTACGTACCTTGATGGGGGTAACAACTTCCCCTTTAAAGCAATCGTAACCACAGGACTCACGAAAAGGGCCATCATAGAAAGATTTGTCGGCGTTAACCTTCAAACCATAGCGCGGAAGCGCCTCGATGATGATCTTCGCGTACATCTTGGGAACTATTACGTCATCCCCATAGACGTAGACCTCAGGAATTTCTTCCAGCCTGTTTAGGACTCCAAGCTCATGTCCGAGAATGGACTTGCAAAGAGCCCAAAAACATAAGGCCTCAATAGGGAAGCAGAGGGCACTCCCCATCGGCGCGAACTTGTACAACCTTATTACATGACTTCCTAATTCCTTAGGAAACTCGGCAGAGTCCGATCTACAGGCTTCGAGAGCCTTAAGTAACTCAGTCCCGCTAAACAATAGCCTAACGAGTTGCAGAGAAACACGATCGGATGCTTCCTTCATGTCCAATGTAGCCCACGAATCATTAGCAGACCCTTCAAGGGCAAGCCTCTGATTAATGGATTGGTGAGTAAAGTTGACATAACCTCTTGTGAGCGGATGTCTCTCTATATGGGGATATAGAGCATCTTTTAAACCCTGTTGGATATATTGATACTCTAGTGATTCCATTGAGATAATCCTAGGGCCTCGAGAATCCTTCGGGACGAACCGAATCAGCGACATGGATTCCTCCAGTCGAACTAACCCTTTGTACCATTTAAGGCGATCAAAGAGTGATCGTCGAGACGGAACGAAGTACTCGTAGTACGGATAATACGCGTGAAGTTTAGCATACTTCCGTTTAAACATCCACTTTCCTTCATTCTTTTCACCTGTAGCCAGTGCACCGGGTCCATGTTTTGGCATGATCTCCCTCGGATTGAATTCCCGAAAGATCTCACTGATCATGGAGGCCGCCACTCTTATGATACTGTCGCCTGCATCAAGCTCAAGAGCTTGAAGATCAAGTTCAGCTTGCAGGAAATCCCCCACCTTCCTCCCGATCTGCTCCTTTGAAAAGGGCAATTCGAGTTTATAGTAGAGGAAGCAAATCTGTAACAATGACCTAATTACTTGAGGCGTACAATCGCACTTGAGTAGACCACGTTCATCATACCCTTGCACTAACAAACCCGATAAAAGTAACGGGAGAGTTGTACCTTTCTTGTGGCGAAAACCCTGTGGGGTCTCCAACCTACCGGTTCGGAAGCTCTGTAGAACTGCCTTACCAAGAGAGGGTAGAGTGCTCGTAACAAAGGGGAGTCCCTCGTGCTCGAGTCGGTATAAGACCTTCTCGAAATCACGGGAGATTTCCTTGGAATGAGCTACGTGGATGAGTGTCAGATCAGCCTTTAAGGCGTTGAGCGTACCGTTAATTACGGTAACTAGGCTATTATGGACAGGAGTCATCCTGATCCTCCTAGCCCCCCATGTCTATAAGTTAGGATTCGCCTCGGCGCATCCGTACGAGATTGGCCTCGATCAGCAAGGACTTCACGTGGGCAACTAAGTCCATGATCTCCGCAGTCGAAAAGCGACGGGAGGCGGACACAGTAAAGTTGACCACTGCGTTGTCCAATTTGCCGGTTTCGGCATCGACCTTTACCCGAGAAGCTTTGACAAGAATCTTGTCATTGCCGTTCAGACCGGCCGGCGCCATCGTGTTGCCGAGCTGCAGGTTGACAGGCTCACCGAGAGGTGCGTCGGAGCGAGTGTAAAAGGACTTAGTCCCCTCGCCAAACAATCTGGTGAACGTGACGTCCGCATCAAGGGCGTTTTTGAGGGTGAGGTAATTCTCGAAAGACATGGGGTGACTCCGTTATCCCCGCATGTGCGGGAGGTGAATTGTTAAGCCCTATCGCATCTTCTGATGAATAAGGGCAAATGCAAGCGCCTGCTGCTTTCCGGTCAAGGTACTCGTGTCGAATACCGACGTAAGTGCTAGAGGCAGACCTGGAGTTCTCACGTACTCTCGTGTCGTGAGCTCCGCAAGTTTTACAGGTTTTCCGTGCCCCGGAGGGGCATAGTAGCCTTCATACTTGCCATATTCCTTCTGGGCGTATCCAACCACCTTCATCTCTGGTGACAGAGTAGAGGGCAGTTCGATTTGCTTGAGCAGATCTCCGAGATTGGAAACCCAGTCAATTACGAAGGAAAAAGGTATTGCCTCCCAAGCCGCTGAAAGGATCTTCGATGTGCCAAAGTACCGATTAAAGTACCGTAGCTTCTCGTAAGCAGCCTTAACAGGGTCATACTTCACAGTCCACCTGCAGAATGCATGGTAGGTCTGGGAGTACTCAACAACCTTCCACCAGTAGCCGGGTCCACTGGATATGGTTGCTGTTGGCTTGAAGAGTGTTTTCCGAAAGTCCAGTGTCACTGTCTTACCCTGGTTTTCCAGGAGCCATTCCAGTCTCTTTTGTAAAGATTCGGAATAGGCCGCGATACCACGTAGGTCCGCGATGAAGGGTTTTACGCCGAAGTTATAGGCGATAAACTTATCTGAGGCATCTTTAGATGCATCCCAGATACCTGCAGAAACAGATTTACTGTTCCAAATGCGGGTCTTCAGTAAAGCAATGACATTCAAGGACTGAGGAAGTTCTAGCAGAAAGTTTGGTAGAGCGACTTCTTGCCCTACACCCTCTGCATTGAACTGGTCAGCTGCCTCCCTGTGGGGCAGAGATGTAACCCAAAAGCGCGGAGTGATATACCCCGATGCTTGATTGGTAAAACCAAAGTACTTAACCCAATATCGTGTCCGTGAGGATTCGACAATAGGGCCAAAGCTCTGGCTATCCATCATGGGTTCGGTACGCGTATAGTGTGTAACAGGGTTAACCCGTTCTACCTTACTACGCGGACCTCCTACATCTGTGATCGTCGACGTGTTGGTGTGCTTCAGCGTCCAATAATATTTAGGACTCGAGCTGGGGACCCATTCACCGGTTGCGGTGTCATAGGTTTCATACTCTTTGACATAGCCACCTTGTCGACTCACCACCGAACCTCGCACTCTGGTTCTCAAAAGAGACACCTCCACTTACGTAGTAATGCGGGGGGGGAAA